TCATCATCACGAACTTTGGCGCTGTAGCCATCGTGGTACAAATGTGCTGCAAACTTATCTACGTCACCACTTCTTATGTTACATTCCGCTGCTAACTTTCTTACTTTATTCATTCCCCACCCCCAATGCCGTGATGCTTCTCAGCAAATTCAACACCTGCCCAATAACTGTAGGGATGTGTGGCTTCATCATCAGCTTTAAAACCGTTTGATATCTCTATACCAGTTAACGGTTTTAACGGTGCTGCGTATAACTCTGTAACTATACAATATTTATAAACTCGTTCCATTGGTTTAACCGTATGAAACTCTTTGATAGGCTCATTATTAAAATGGGTTTCTACCATCCAAGCCACAGGCTCTTGCTCAGGTTCAGTAGATATATAAACATCTCTAGGGTCTATACGTTTTCCTCCTTTAGAAAAGCTTACCCCGTAGGTTGCTAAATCTTGGAGCTTATCTTCTGTATCTTTACTCATCACATCCCTCCAAACTCAATAAAAAAATCGCATATCTCGTCATCATCTATTTCTTTCTTTACGTCCATATGCCACACGTAGTTCTGTGTGTCTATCTCAATGGTCAGGTATCTCTGACATAGGTTCTTCTGGTTGCAGTTAGTACCCATACATCTGGCACTGGTTGTTGGCAGTGGATACTGCATTTGGTGTAGTTTCATTTCTCACCCTCTATCTCAATGTAGTCCCCAATACGAGGAGCATCTTCGCCCGTTACTTTCTGATAATACTCTTGCATCGCCATACCCTCCCATCCACCGTGCCATCCAGCAGGTACTGCTTTATATTCTTGTTTTACTGCGGACAATGTACTCACCGCTGCGCCTGTTGTTTTTGCTATGCTTGCTAGGCTATAGCCCTTACTATATAAAACTTGTAATATTAGTGCGTAGTCAACGTCTCGACCCATAGTTCCCTCAATCTTTTTCGTTCGTCTTCACAATGAGATATGACTGCTTTATTATTTTGCATGAAGTTCACAATGTGAACCGCAGCCCCTGTGAGTTTGATTAGTTTTCTTTTTGTTGAATAGAAGGCGACTACCTCCCGTATAAAGGGCATCCATTCCTCGATCTCCATTCGGCAGTATAAATCACTACCATCACACCTAGCCATCTTTGGCTTAGGCATCTTATAAGACTCGGTCTTACTTATCTTTTGTGCTACATTTTCTCTTACCCCTATTAGTCTAGCAACGGACTTCAAGGTCATCATTGGGCTACTTTCTTCTTCCTGGAGTTGTTTTTCTTTATTCTTGTAGTACCAGGCTAACTTTTCTGATCTATGTTTTTCTTCGTTAGCTTCAAATTTAGCTACACGTTTAAGCCGTAATATTTCTTTATTCTTTTCTCTATACTCTCTATTCCTGAGAGCTTTCTTTATCTGTTCTTCTGTTTTCATAAGTCCTCCATAGTAATTAAAATGCTGACCTATTGATTAAAGTGCTTACATTAGCCCTCACCTTTTACCTATCTTCTATACCCAAGATGAATTGCAGTTAATATAGAAGTGGCATCAATAGTACTTCAAGCCGTCAGCGTAGCCTTTAACATCCTTGTTGCGATATTTCCTTGGAGAGTAGGGCACTGCGTAATATTATTTGTGTCGGCTAAAGGCTGCTATGGCAGCGACTCGCCCATGGTTTAAATCTTTCTTCAATATATCTTCGTTAGTTAGTAGAGCTTCGTTCACATTAGTTATTGCTCGGAAGGCTTTATTAATTTCAGTGGATAGAGATTTTTTTAACTTATCTACCGCAACATCTGATTGTCTGTTGGGCATTACTATTAAGTAGCCTTTACCTCTCACATTAGTGAGATACATCTTATGGTCTTCTAAAAGGCTTTTCTTTACTCCCTCTAACATACCTAAGAACTCAAAAGCATAAGCCTCAAATTGTTTCTTAGACCCATAGGTAGGCAATCTAAGTTTAAAGTTATCCGCTAACCATTCGTTTGTTACAACATCCCCATAATTAAACATCTTCGCAATGTTGTTAGCTACTTTTAAATGAGGTTTATCTACTTCTTCTATGTATGTATCGTTATCAGTTATCATGCTAATATCTCCGCTGTAAATCTACCAAATGTACCACCTTTTTCAGGTCTAAATCCACCGATACCTACGAACATCCCTGCATTATCTATAGACTGTTTCAACTGGTTAACATCCAATACATTCTCATCATATAGTAAACTGAAGGTAGTATTCCAGGAAACGAACTTAGGACGGTAGCAAATAACTCTTGCTTGTGATACTACTACACTGCGTCTATCTAAATAGCGTTGTTCCCATAATTGTTCAATAGATAATTTCTTACCATAATCTAAAGGAGATAGCTCGTTCTCCATCATTGTTCCACGTTTAATTTGCATACCTAGTTTGTTTAGCTTGCCACCATTTACAATCGCAGCTCTTATGTTTTGTGTAGGTAGCACAACATTTAATTTATCATCCCAGTACAACAAACCACGCCATTGTGATTTTGCTATAGCATAGTGATCGTCTTCTGTTTTCTTACGTTTAGATGTAAGTTCTTTGTGGGCGATAGTCATTTCATCTAGTGGATCTGCAAGTCTGTCTGCTGATAATAAGATTGGTGATGTGCCTGTCAATTTTACATTTAATTTTTTCATTTTATTTCTCTGTTATGGTTAATGTTATCCCCTTATGGGGCTTTGCTTTGCTTTGCTTTGCTTCGCTCTACTGCGCTGGGCTTGGCTTTGCTTTGCTGCGCTCTGTGGTACGAATACCGCACTAATAACTACATGAATTACTAATACGCTACTTTGTAGCCTGTGCTGCACTTTGCTACGCTAAGCTGGGCTGGGCTATGCTCGGCTTCTCTCTGCTATGTGGTACGAATACCGCATTAATAACTACATGAATTACTAATACGCTACTTTGTAGCCTATGCTTTGCTTGGCTCAGCTCAGCTTGGCTTCGCTTAGCTCTGTGGTACGAATACCGCATTAATAACTACATGAATTACTAATACGCTACTTTGTAGCCTGTGCTTTGCTGCGCTATGCTCAGCTTGGCTATGCTCTGCTCCGCTACGCTTAGTGGTACGAATACCGCATTAATAACTACATGAATTACTAATACGCTACTTTGTAGCCTGTGCTGTGCTTTGCTCTGCTCGGCTTTGCTGCGCTCGGCAGTGCTTCGCTACGCTTAGTGGTACGAATACCGCATTAATAACTACATGAATTACTAATACGCTACTTTGTAGCCTTTGCTTTGCTGCGCTATGCTCAGCCTGGCTATGCTCTGCTTTGCTTCGCTCTGTGGTACGAATACCGCACTAATAACTCTTAGAACTACTAGTACGCTACTTTGTAGCCTGTGCTGCACTTTGCTACGCTGCGCTTCGCTTTGCTGTGCTCTACTTCGCTACGCTTAGTGGTACGAATACCGCATTAATAACTACTTGAATTACTAATACGCTACTTTGTAGCCTTTGCTTTGCTCTGCTGAGCTGGGCTCCGCTTTGCTCTACTTTGCTGGGCTGGGCTTTGTGGTACGAATACCGCACTAATAACTCTTATAACTACTAGTACGCTACTTTGTAGCCTGTGCTTTGCTCTACTATGCTGAGCTTCGCTGCGCTTCGCTTTGCTGTGCTTTGCTATGTGGTACGAATACCGCATTAATAACTACATGAATTACTAATACGCTACTTTGTAGCCTGTGCTGTGCTGGGCTCAGCTATAGTTTGCTCTGCTATGCAATGCTTCGCTTTTGTTATACTCCACACTCCTTCCAAAGTTTCTCCGCCAGTAAGTGGCGGATGGGGTTATTCGTTTTTACCGCATGGCGGTATTGTCTTCCGAGTTGTAAGCAATGCTTACTTATCGGAGCTTTAGCCGTAAACTTATCTCTTGCCATCGTATCGATGGGTGTTAACAGCAGTATTAATATCAGTTGGGATAGTCCCAACGTGCTTAACAGATTAGTCGTTAATGATTTCATTGTCAAGCTTTTTTGTTAAGTCAAAGAATGCACAGCGGTGTGCTGATTTTCCAACTTGCTTCTGGCACATCTGTACAAAGCGAACGTCTCTCTTATAGTCTTTGATGTCCTCATTCTCATAAGCCCCTGATTTTAATACACTTACCAATACATACAAGTGCTTGTATACTGTCTTCCCGTCCAGGGTTGTCCCCTGTTCGTATCTTGCGATCCACTCTTCCCTAGGCAGTATCGGTCTGAACTCCTTTTCGTATAGTGTCGTCACCCCTTTTTCATCTGTTCTAAACTCCCTTATGTTTTTAAATATTGCATCTGTATCTCGTGCTATGAGTTCATCAAGACCTTTGCTGTATATCTTATGTTTGGGCAATATGATCTCTTTCTTTATCGTCTTTATTGGACTTGGCTCAGGCATTATCCGTTTCCGTCTGCCCTGACTTAGCATTGAGTAACTGTCCTCATAGAACTTCTTAGCCTCTTTTATCGCTTCATATAAGTCGTCCCACAGGGCTAGGTGTTCATATGCTTTCTGCCACTCCATTAGTCGTGTGTTTAAACTCTTTAGCCTTGGTGCTACTTCTTTAGCTCTAGCGGTTAGTTTGGCTGTGTTGGCTACTTGTAGCGGTCTCCCTTTTCTTTTGCGTATGCGTGATGTTGCGTCACCTTGCTCACCGTACGATAGGTCAAATGCCAGGCAATAGATGGGTTTCGCTTTATATCCAGTCCCTGCTGATATCCGTTTCAAGAGCGTTCCACAGTATGCGGACGACTTCCGCCATATGACTGCTTCCTCTACCAAATGCTCCTGCGTTATAAAACGTGAGTCAACATACAGCATATTTTTATCTACTTCATACCTTATATATACGCTCATAGGAATAGTCCCATGTTCCAAAGGCACTCCTTTCTTTTTGTCATGTACTGCAAACGTATAGTGGGGGAAATCTCTCATTAGTTCTCGTGGTGTCATAGTAGTTCTCTTAATATAGCGTTACCGATTACTTCGGTGACTAAAGGTGACAAGCTGTTACCCAACATTAGATAAAGCTTTCCGTCACCCAACCCTCTGGATACCCTAATGCCCTTTCGTATTCTACTGGCGTTAGCTTCCGTATTCTCAATGATGCAAGAGGATAAGCGTTCAAGAGAGACCCCACCCTTCCAAGGTAACAACATCGGTGCAGAGTCTTCACACCCTCTTGAGCGTAGAGCCTGTCTATAGATTTCTGGCTTAAAAGATACTTCTCGTCCACCTCTGCTTCTAAGATGTCCGATAATGAACGTCCGTTTTCTTCTGCAATAAGCTCCATAGTCGAGAGCATCTGTGTCTGTATAAGTGAGTTTGTAGTCATTAAAAATATCCTCTAATTGTTTTCTATATTTCTTTACTTGCGGTACGTTTTCTATCAACACCCATTCTGGTTGTAGTTCTTTAGCCAGTCTTCCGAACTCATGGACTAATCCACTCTCCGCACCCTCTAAACCTTTATGCGATCCTTTTGCTGCAATACTAAGGTCTGTGCAGGGGAACCCCCCTGTAAGTACATCAACATGTTTGATCCCTGCTTCCCATAATGAGGAGCGTGTTACCCCCCTGATATCTCCAAATATAGGCACGTTTTTCCAATGTCTTTGCAGCACGGTCTGTGCTTCCTTATTCCACTCCACAAACCCTACGGTTTCAAACCCTCCTGTCTTCTCAAGCCCAAGGCTAAACCCTCCTATACCTGCAAACAGACTTAGCACTTTCATCTTAACCGCCTATGTGGTGTGTCTTCTTCATGCAGGGATCTCTAGGCACACTCTCAACCCACTCCATGCCATCGTATGTTGCAGGGAAGTACACATAATTAGTTGTCCATGCTGTAAAGGAGTCGCCCCAACATAGTCCATAACTCTCTCCATTAAACTCTCTTGTCATCTCCTCTTCGGTTAGGGTTGTAGCAAGGGAGGTGATATCCTCCCCGAGTGACCTTATTTCGTTTTCTAGCTCTTGTTTCCAGTTCATTGTGAGATATCCCCTTCTTGAAAGTTCTTACGATTAGTCGGAAGTTCTAAGACCTCATAAATTTTGCTGTCCATCTTGCCTTTTGTACCGTTCTGGCTATCATCTACGATAAACATCCCCGATCTTGTCTTATGTATAGTTACCTTAGATGTGTCGCTTTGTTGCCCTGTTACGTAGCCTAAGCCGAAAGTAAAAATAACTGTTAGTGTAATTGTTGCTAATAAGTTTTTATTGTCCATGTTATTCTCCGATGTTGTTTAAATTATTACTTCCATCCACGCACCTTTCTTTTGCCATGTGGCTATATGTCTAGTGTGGCTATAATAGAGGGTCAGATTGACCCCTTCCTCTTTTCTTAAATCTCTTGATACGTTCCTATAGTGTCTGCATACAATCTCCTCGAATTTAAGCCTTGAGAATTTAGTGAATTTCATCCTAGTTAGAGGCATCTTCGTCATTACTCCCCCTTAAATTAGGTCTTTTAGTTTAGCTACGGGCATGATCATGTAATCATCACGATCATAATCCATCCCCTGCAATTTCATCTCTTCGATCATGTCGTCAATTTCCTGTAGGGCTTCTTCTACGGTGTCAAAGTATGTTAGGGTTGTGGTGTCGTCATGCCACACGTTTTCCCAATTGTCACCAAATCTTGTTTGCACTTCGTACTTCATTGTATCTCTCCGTTAATTTCTTTTTCTAAGTCTTCTATCTCTTTCAATAGCTTCCAGTATCCAGCTTCGCCCAATGCCATTTCGTAACTCCCATCTTGGCTTGATGCCCAATGGCTTTTACTTGCTCTTATTTGCTTCGCTCTTTCTTTTAACTCTTCATATTTATTCATTTCAAATACTCCCTCCAAGATTTCAATATATACATATAGTCCGCCAGATCGCTTTCTATATTGTCGTAGCTTGTGTAAAACGACACGGTCACACTCTTATCCCTATCATCCTCTACCCAATCAAAGGTAATATAAAACGCACCATCATCAGGCAACTCTAAAGTTGGGTCTTCGATGTATACCCATGCAGGTGTGCAGTATACCGTTTGATTAGTCTCCATTTCCCAGCACACAGCTCCTGTATGCATATCAACGCTAAAATCTTCATCATGATCTACAATCGCCTTGATCAACAGCTCTAAGTAGTCTCTTTTATCTTTTGGTGTCATCTTAATCTCTCCAGTATGCGTTTCAAGTCCGTGCCATAAGCACGGGTAAGGTCAATAATAATCTCGGTCTTCGTTGTTTTCTTCATGTTGTTCCATCAACTGCCTTTCAACATTTCCTATGGTCTCCTCGTTTAAAACCAAGATCAGATCCACACCGCTGTTCATAACAGCGTAAATTTCAACCAGCCCACGGTGTCCGTGTACTAAAGCACCTATATAATCTGGTGGCTCATAGGTGTAAATTACGTCCATGTCTATACCTGCCACCACGCATGTTGTGTTCATTGCGTCCCTTGGGACGCTTACATTGTCCATACAATTTCCTCCTTTACTTCGTCCCACTCATAGAAGCCGTCCTTGGCTTCGTTTAACTCATCTATGAGCTGGTCGTGCTGTGTACCCCAGCCACAATAAATTGTGGATGAATCCCTTCTTTGTTCTAGAATGTCTGCTTCAAGGTCTAATAGTTGTGCAGTTAATTCCTGCACTTTTGATGCTCTTTCAGCGTCGTTTTTTTTGTTCATTGCCTTTATAATGGCTTTTATTGAGTTTACTGTTTTCATGTCATTTATCCTCTTTTAGTGTGTTGAGCTGGGGTTACCCAGCTCGTTATTAATGTTAGTCTTCACCCCAATCGCTCAGCAGGGCTTGCAATTTAGGGTCTTTTGAATCTGTTGGGTCTTGCAATTTACCCCATTCCAAAGGAAATGTTTTCTCTAAATAATAGTCAAGCCATATGTTAACACTCCGCCTTTCATGGTGAGCTTTGTCTTTTAATATAGCGTAAGCCTTGCGAGATATAGCTACTGATACAGTTTTTTTAGTCATAAGTTATATATAATGTGTGTTAAGGAGTTGGTAATATATCAGACATAAATAATAAGTCAAGTAGTTAATGTATGGTTAAAGAATATTAGTTTTAAACATCAATGTCAATATGTAAGCATCATAAAAAATAAAAATAATTTACCCTACAGAATAAGAATCCAGGTTTCATGCGGGTTGTAGAGGTTTTCGCTGCCAAAAAAATAATTAATTACCTTAACAATCTCTGCATGTATTGCCGTACTGTATCTGTGATTGAAAAAATAAGCTTTGTAACGTCGTTGAGAATTGGGAAGTACAAATTAGTGGTGTTGTCAATGAGGTGGGGGAATGTAGAAAGTACGCAGGGTGTGGGGGAATGTTTAGGGGGAATGATAAAATAATTAAGTTTCTGCGAGTGTTCTTATATTTAGAATGAAAAATTGATAACTCCAAATAACCCTACTTTTAGTAAGGTTGAATTTTTAAAAAGTCTAGAATATATATATATATATATTTTAATAATAATAATATAACTTAACAAATAACCCCAGCCCCAGCCCCTGCTGGGTGTTGCCATCAAATTGCCATACTGCCTTTTTTGTACAAGCCACTTTTAAACATACATAACAAGCTTACTTAATTCAAGCAGACCGTAGGCTGTAACACTATAAAATATAATTTAAAGCCGTGCCAATGCTACCAGATCGCATTCAATGCGTGTGGACATAAAAATAATCGATTTAAGCCCCGATAATTTAAAACCTAGGTCTGAGTATTACTTTTTCTTTTTCGTTCAATAAAGAATGTGCTACCTCGCTCAATTGGCGGTTTGAGTAGAGTATGACTGCTTAAACTATCAGGCATAAAAAAGGGGCTTGTTAGCCCCTTGGATCGGTTTTAAATTGGTTTGCTTAGGTTATCAAATTAAATTTATAAATATGTAGTTCGTAAGAGTTACGACAATTAAATGCGTAAATTCCATAACTATCCTTTAATCTTATAACATGACAAAATTTGCCAATTTTTTTCAATTGTTTTAGATTAGGTTTAAAAGCTAAAATAGAAGTTTTAGGTTCGTTTCTCATGATATTTTTCCTTGATTAATGTTGTGCATATGAGATAGTAGGTATTGATTTATTCCAGCAAGCCCTGCAATCCAAGCACTTTCCATCTTGACTCGGTGCAATACAAACTTGCCCTATTGGCTGATTGCCATGGGAATATACAGTACTAGTCAAAAACTTATCAGTACTCGGTGCTTGATCAATATAGTTTGAACTTAATCTGATTATCAGATTATCAGGGCATTGGATACCTTGACGAATAAAAACATCCTTTAATAGGTTGTGTTCTTTTGTAGGTAGCCAAAATTTAATTGTAGGAAGTTCATTAGCTATTTTGATAATAGCTTTCAAATGATTAACATCCTGTAAGTCGCCACTATCAAACCATCTAAAGTAACCATTTTTTAAACTAGACTTGCCAATTAAAATAATGCTATAAGCTACCCATTGATCAAGGTTATTTTGAATCAATTTAAGATTGTGTTCCCTTAATTTTTTAACATCCGGTAAAACATACATGCCTTTTAAAGCATAACAGTTTGAGCAAACCGTTCCAGCTATTTGAGCCAATAATGAACCTACTTTACAAGCTTGAGCTGGAATACTCATGGAATAGCAAGGCATCTTGCTAGGCTTGCTTAGTTTTGGCATATCAAGAATTGAATTGATAGTTGTCCATGTTGATTTTATAGTTAAGTTATACATTATAAAACCTCTTGTAAAAATTCTATATATTGAGTAGGTTTACAATCGCATAAGCTGGAATGTTTTAACCCGTCAATTGTTAAGTACTGAACCCATGTTTTATATGCTTTATAGCTTACTGTATGGCCGTTATAAATACCATTCCAATAAACCCAAGCATTCTTATTGTTTTTTCTTAAAGTGTTTAAGTGTTTTATTAATTCTGTTTTATTCATTGTAGTACTCTCATTAGTTAAGTTAAAAACAATCGGTGCATCACCGATGACAACTACAATATAACAGACTAAAACAATAAAAGCAAATAAATATTTTAAATAAATTGATACACGTTATGCAGCGTGGTTAACGTCAAAACTCAGTCGCCTGGGCAGAATGACTGCTCTGCTGACCCCACCCATGGGGTAACCCCCCGCTGGCATTTAACGTCCCGGCAGGTGCGCATAAACTATATTCCACTCACTTAATCCCAAAATTTCCACAAAATCTCAAAACATAATTACCCCACAAAAACTAATGTAAAGCCCCCATAATAAAAACATAATTACCCCACAAAAACTAATGTAAACCCAAAACACAATTACCCTACAAAAACTACGTTTTCCACAAAACACCCCCATGCCTTTTTTAAAACAAAAACCAAAAAATTTTATATAAAAATTTTCATTGACATCCCGTCCTGTATACATTACGCTTCCACCATCTGAACTCCGAGTTCTGCGAACATGACAAAAAATAAAACTACAGATGACTTTGAAATCCCTCTAGGTGTACCTAGTGTTAACGCACAAGACGTTTTTGCGGATCTAAAATTTCAAGAACTGAATCACCCTGCCGACTTACCTTTGCTTCCAACAGAAGAGGATAAAAAATGGGCGGAGAAAACCGCACAAGAAGGCGTAAAGTTAACAAGTGCCCCATCACTTGCAGCTGAAAAATATTTAAAAAAACACTTCGGGCAATACAACTTTGACTTGCCTACAACACAGGGACAATGGCAGAACTTCGTTCTGACTAAATTAGTACAACAAGCTAATGATCCCGATCCAAAAATAAGTAAATCTGCGCTAGACACTCTAGCTAAAACCAGCACCGTGGGCCTCATGGTGGAGAAAACAGAACTTAGCATTACCCATAAAACAAGTGACGAGTTAGAGAAGACCCTACGCCAAGCAATGCAAAGATATCTCAATAAATCAGACGAAAAGGTTATTGAAGGGACGGTAGTAGGTGTTTGAGGACTTTAGCCCAGAAGATTTTGATGCCCTTATTAGTGCCGCACCATTGGCGGAAAAAGCAGCTTTATTAGACGTTATACAAGAACTAAACACCCGTAAAGAAAGAGCCCATGCCAGAAAAGATTATATAGCCTTTGTTAATTCAGTGTGGCCTGACTTTATTAGTGGTGCGCACCATAGGCGTATAGCAAAGCTTTTTGAGGCTGTTGCTCGTGGGGAAAAGAAAAGAATTATTATTAATCTTGGGCCGAGGCATACCAAGTCTGAGTTTGCGTCTTATTTATTACCCGCGTGGTTCTTAGGGCAGTTTCCTAAGAAAAAGATAATGCAGATAAGCAATACTGCTGAGTTAGCTGAGGGTTTTGGTCGTAAAGTACGTAACTTGGTAAACTCAGATGAATACAGACGAATATTCCCAGAAGTCGAGCTCCGCACGGATTCCAAGGCAGCGGGACGCTGGAATACAAACTTTAATGGCGAGTACTTTGCTGCTGGTGTTGGCGGTACCGTTACTGGGCGGGGTGCTGATTTGCTCATTATTGATGACCCTCATTCAGAAGGCGAAGCCGTTATAGCTCAGTTTAACCCTGAAGTTTACGATAAGGTCTTTAGTTGGTATTCATCAGGTCCAAGACAGCGGTTACAACCTGGGGGAGCCATTATTATCGTTATGACCCGATGGTCCATGAGAGACCTGACAGGGCAGATTTTAGAGCACTCTGCTATGAATGGCGGAGATAAATGGGAGGTTGTTGAGTTCCCTGCTATATTACCCAGTGGCAAGCCACTATGGCCTGAGTTTTGGAACATTGAAGAACTTGAAGCTGTACGTAACGAAATTCCAGCAAGTAAATGGCAAGCGCAGTATCAACAACAACCGACATCAGAAGCAACAGCCATAATCAAGAGAGAGTGGTGGCAAGAATGGAAGGAAAAAGATCCCCCTGATTGTGACTTTTTGTTGATGTCAATGGATACGGCGTTTGAGAAAAAGACCAGTGCTGACTATAGTGCCATTGTGATATTTGGTGTTTGGAACAATCCTGAAGACGGAGATCAACCAAATTTAATACTTTTAGAGGCTTGGCGAGAACGCTTAGAGTTCCCTGATTTAAAGCAACGAACTTTAGAGTTTTATCAAGAGTGGGAGCCTGACGGCGTTATTGTTGAGAAGAAAGCTTCAGGAGCACCGCTAATATACGAGTTAAGACGTATGGGCATTCCTGTACAAGAGTTTACACCTTCACGCGGACAAGATAAGATATCAAGACTTAATGCGGTGGCTGATATTTTTGCTTCTGGTAAAGTATGGGCTCCTCTTACTCGATGGGCTGATGAAGTAATTAATGAGATTGCCTCGTTTCCAGCAGGTAGGAATGATGACTTTGTGGATGCTGTAACTTTAGCTCTTGCTAGGTTTAGATCTGGGGGCTTTATTGGATCTGCTAAAGATAAGGATATTGATGAAGATAGCTGGATGTATAAGAAACGAGCTAACTACTACTAACGAACAAATAACTTAAGGATCCATCAATGGCTGAAGTTCCAAACAACATATTTAAGGCGATGCAACCGCAAAGTCCCTTTTTAACAGAAGATGATGAAGCGCCAATAGAGGTTAATATAGGGGATCCGATGGATCCTATTGAGACTGAGGTTGATGTAGAGATGGAACAAGAGCCGGGGTTTGATGCGAACCTCG